AAACGGTTTTTGTTGAAAATCCAATTAATGAAAATTTGATTGCTGAAAATGAAAAATTAAAAAAGGATTTTGCCAAAGCTGATAGTTCAACAAAGGATGTGATTTTTGAAAAAGTAGCTACATTAAATAAATTCTCTACCAAATTTGAGGATGAAAATGTAGTCTTGAACATAAATGGAATAGTCCAGGGCGAAGTAAAAGAGATTACGCCAAACTACACCATAAAGGAAAAGAAAATTGAAGTTCCAATAAAACTACAAGAAACAGTACTTCGAGTATTAGGTGGTATCGAAGTTGGAAATAATGCCCAGTTAGATGCTTTCAAATTAAAAGCAAATTTGATGTTTCAGAATAAAAAAGGAAATATTATATCTGGAAGTTTTGATACAAATCAGACAATTTGGGTGGGTTATAACGTTTCGATTTTTGATGTAAAGAGATAGTTTTATTTATATTTGTTTTGGTTCCGGAGTGGTTACCGGGAATTTAGCAGTTCAGAAATGGGCTGCTTTTTTTGTGTAATCACGAATAATTAACATGTTAAATTTTACTTACAAATCGTAAAGTACTGTATTTATAGACTTTTTTGTATAAAATAGAGTTTTAAAATGTGCCTTCTAAGCAGGCGGTCGAAGGTTCGAATCCTTCTGCCTTCACAACAAAACCCACTGAATTCAGTGGGTTTTTTGCGTTTGATGATTTTTGTATTTCTTATTTTCCTACATTTACAACGACAAAACGCAACTTTTTGCGACATTTTCACGAACAAATCACGAACATGAAAATTGAAATTAAACTAATCACTTCCCGAAAAGAATCTCTTGAAGGTTTTCCTTTGGTGGTGGAAATCGCGCACCAAAATAAGCGTAAATCCAAAACGATTGCTTTTAGTAAAGTTAATCATTTTATTCAGGATGGAAAAACAATTTCTAGCAGGCATCCTGATTATGATGTTTTAGCTCCTATTATAATGGAGTTGAAAATTCGTGCGCGCAAATTGATTTTGAGTGGCGTTACTGATGTTGAAAAAACATATCAGGATATGTTTGCAATGGATTTTTCGCAAATTGGATTTTTGGATTATGCCAATAAATTGATTGCTGAAATGAAAAGTGTTGCTGAAAACGTGGGAAAGTATGATTTGAAGGCTAAAAATAAATTATTAGGAAACATTAGGTGTTATGATAATGTAATCGCGCAATTTGGGAATTTTGGTAAAAACGTCTCTTTGCAAAACTTGGATTATGAAATTTTGATGCGTTTTAAAAACTACAATATTAGCATTGGGAATTCTAAACCTACGATACATTTGTATTTGCGAACTTTGCGCTCCATTTATAATAAAGGAATCCTGATGCATAAGTTTGCGGACCAAAAACCGTTTACAGGTGTTTTTGACGGACTGAAAACCCGAAGTTATGACAGCCAGAAAAAGTACCTGGATCGCGAAACTTTGGTAAAGCTGGAAAATTTAGAGCTGAAAAATGAAAAACAAAAATATGTTGATTTGTTCTTGCTACAGTTTTATTTTGGCGGTTGTGATTTGATTGATTTGTATTACCTAAAAAAGCGTCAAATACGTAAAGGTCGCATTGTTTTTGAAAGAACTAAAACGAATACTGGAACCCGTATTGACTTAAAAGTGCATCCAAAAGCCAGCGCGCTATTGGCAAAATATCCCAATGATGGTGATTGGTTGTTTCCTTGGAAAAAAGAAAACGAGTCTTATATTACGTTTCGCAGGAATTACCAGCGGGATATTTTGCTGGTCCAAACGAAACATGAACTTGAAGTACTTCCTGATGGTGGTAATATTGGAATAAAAGTTGCCAGGCATACCTTTGCAAACCTTGCAAAAATATTAAATATTGAAACCGATGTGATCCGGGAACTAATGGGCCACGAAAGGGATGATGTTGATAATTATTATAAGGACAAATATCCCGAAGCAATCCGGGACAAAGCGCTTTTTGATATTATTGGGTAAATGGGTTTTTAATTTCACCTGTTTCGAGAGCGGCTTCATAATCAATACGGACAGAAATTCCATATCCGCTAAAAAGTGCATACGTTTTATAGCCGCGAACTGAAGTGCCAATTGATTTTATTTTTGAAACTACTACTTTTTTATTTGTTAAAAAAGCAGCCCCGTTAAGATCTCCTTGCGTTATAAATGTGAATTCATTCCCTAAAGGATAGCCAATAGTTATCGTGTCACCTATTTTTAAAACAAATCCATCTTTAGTTTGGTATTCATTAAATTTACCTGATTCATTTGTTTTGTTATAAATTGCTTTTTGTGAAAAAGCTGAGGAACTTATCAGTAATAATAGTATAATTTTTTTCATAACTCTTTTTTATTTGAATTTAACTTTTCTAATAGATCGATAATCTTCTTTTGATTATCGATGTTTTCGTCAATTTTCCAGTACCATAAATTTACGCTTCTTAAAGCGATAAATAATATCATTGCGGCTGCGATGAAAAGTATTATTTGAATTGATTTTGAATCCATAATTGATATTTTTAATATTTAATTAAATTTTCGTCTAAAATTCTTTGAAGTCTGCCTAATTCTGTTTTAAATTCAAAAATATCTTTGTACATATTAATAATTTGTTGTTGCAATTCCGTTGTTTTTGGAATTGTTATGTACTTCTCTTCAGGCTCGCTTAATTTATCTATTTCTCTTTTATCCGGGTTCTTAATGTATTCAATAATTAAGTCTAAAGTAGATGAATTAGGATTTTTTGTTTCTCCATTTATTATTTTCTGAATGCCTACAGAACTAGTTCCAATAGCTTTTGCTATTTTATAAGCTGTTAATTCTTTCGCTTTTATTGATTTTTTAATAAAATCAATCTTTTCTATCTTATTCATAATCAATTATTTAAGGTTAATATTAATAATTTTATATAAAAAGTTATATAATTATAGTTGTAGTTATATAACTTTTTATATATTTGTCATGTCAAACAACATAATTAATGTGCAACAATATATATGCCAAGTTTGACAAGACAATACAAAGATATGAAAAAGATGATACAAATTGATCCTGTTGATGAAGAAATGGCTTTACTGGTTAATGCAGTAATGATTTTAAATAACTATAAAAGAGCGGGATTTGCTAAAAGAGAATCTTTTGTAGAGTTGATTATGGCTGAAGATACTTCGTACCATACACTTCAAGGAATGCAAAAATTAAATAATTTTTGGGCGGGTCGTGTAAAAGATAAATATTTAAATAAGGATTTGGTTCGAATTCTTGAGAATCTTAAATCTGAATAATCATGGCAGCAATCAACTACATCAACGCAAATGATTTTATTGAGACGCTAAAGTCTCATGGATTAGTAATCGTTTCAATACGTGAATTTGAAGCGGGAAAAGATTTGGTAAGGAAGCGGTTGATGCGGAGAAAAGCATTGACGCTAAAAGAGATTGCTGATCATACATTACTTCCTGTAAAAGATAAGAAAACGGTTAAAGACTGGATTTTGAATGGAAAAATTAAACCAACGGAAACGTATCAGGAAGCAACAGGAAGAAAAAGAGTAATGGTATTAACGATTGCTATACGAAGATTAGGATATGAAGACTGATTTAATTGAAACGACAAAACCTATCAAGGAAATCTTGGTGATTGATGAAGAGGTAATAAAATGTGAAGGCATTGCCCTATGTTATCCAGAGCCGTATTTTGAAATGATTGAAACCTGTAAATTATGTGGAAAATGTATATAAATAATTACGAAATAGTGATAATGATTGTCATTTCTATTTTCAGTTTGATTCTGCTTTTCATGGTGATTGTGGGCATTGTTGAATTTAGAAAATCAAATAAAGAATTTGAAGCGATACTTCGAGAAAAACAAAGAATGAATAACCAACTAAGAAAATAGAATATGAAAACCATTTTAGAATTATTGTTTATGTGTTTTTGGGTAGGAATCCTGTTTTCCTGTTCATTGGTCCTGATAATGTTTATTGTAGGATTCGTAAAAGCTTTTTATAAAATATATTTTATGAAAAGCGAGATAGATCAGGATTTGTGTAACGGAAAATTAAATTAAGTATGCGTGCTTTATTTAATAAAATATCGTGGTTTTTATATGGTGGTAAATCATGTGCGCCAAGTGAAATGAAAAGTTTTAGGTAGTAACTAATAAATAAATATAAATGGAAAAACAAATTTTAATAGGCGAAACCGCTAGTGATCGTCTGGAACAGTTGAAAAATTCAGCCGAAAAAGTAGAGTCGTTCTCGTATCCTAGAGAGTTGAATACAGGCGAAATTCAGGAACTGCAATCGCATTTGTCTCAGGACATGATTACAGTGGACCAGGAGGAACAAAAATTGAAGGTTGCCAAAGAAATTTTTAAGGCAGCAACGAAACCGGTTAAGCAAACTATTGCTAAAAACTTGCAAATGATTCGTACGCAAGTAGAAGAAGTTACGGAAGACGTTTATTTATTAAAAGACGTCGAAGAAAGCAAGATGGGATATTATTCTAAAGAAGCGAAGCTAGTATTTGAGCGCAATCTTCGCCCGGAGGAACAACAGTACAGCATTACAGATCATTTAAGAAAAGCGCAATAAAATGGAACAAGAAATAAAAATCACAGTTGAAAACGGAGTGAAGGAATTAGTGATTCGTAATGGTGAAGCTTCAAAAATACATGTGCCAAAAGGTATTGAAATTGGAAAGTTTACAATTGATGCCGTAAGAGAATATTTGAGTAAAAAAGGCGTAAAGCAGGAAGAGATTAAAAACTCTTATATCTGGTATTCAAATGAAGGGCGTTTTATTCAATTAGAATATGCAGTTAGAATTGAAAATCCTGATTCGATTGAGGGAAAACTGACTTTGCATCCTGACTTAGAAAAGTTTGAAATCAATAAAACAAAATCGTATTCAACGCATCAATTGGCGCAATTTATCAGAATGAACAAGCATTTCTTTGAAAATAGAGATCAGGCTTTGAAGTTGGTAAATGAGTTGATGAACTTTAAAGCGAAAGTTGATAAAGAGATTGAGGCTTCGGATGATAAAAAAGCCAATATTAAAATGATGTTGGTCCAAAAAGTTACTTCTAACATTCCGACAGAATTTACCTTGAATTTACCAATTTTTGTGGGTACTAAACCAGTTCCGGTTTTAGTTGAGATTGATATTGATGCAATGGATTTGACTTGTAATTTGATTTCTCCTGCATTGAAAGAATTGATTGATAACGAAAGTGCTGCTTTGATTGAAAATGAATTAGTTGCAATTCGTGCGTTATTCCCTGAATTGAGAATCTTTCAAAAATAATCCTATGAGTACAATCACTTTTGATATTGAAAAAGCCAAAATAATAGAAGATGCCGTGTGTATGGAGTTTGGTTGTAGTATTTATGAAATCGTGTGTTTTAAGAACACTTTTTTTAAGAAAGTGATTGTATTTCTATTAACAAAAATACATCAGTACAATAGGAGAAATATTGGTATAAAATACCAAATAACATATCTCTACGTGCCTACTGTTGTTCAAGAATTAGAGTATCAGTATAAAAATGTATTGGTGTTTAAAAATGCAATTGATAACGTGTGTAAAAAATTAGGATATGAGCCGAATTTGGACTTTGCAGGAAAATAATATTTTACGTGAAAAATATCCTGATTTATTGACTTCTGATTTATTGGTTTTTTTGCCGGGAAGAACAATGTCTGGAATTACAGGCCATGCTAATATTTTAGGAATTCATAAAAGTGAATTGTTTCATGCTTCTGGTATGGGTGGCCGAATTTGTTCTGATAATGACATTGGATTTTCAACCCGATTTAGTAAGAAAATGCCGGGTTGGAATAAAGGAAAAAAGCAAGTTGATTATATGTCAGCTGAAAATATTGAAAAGACTAAAGCGACTCGGTTCAAAAAAGGTCAGGACCCATATAATACGGTTGTGGTAGGTCATGAAAGAATATCAAGGGATGGTTATTTAGAAGTGAAAGTAAGGCATCAAAAAGGACTTGGCAAAAATGTAAATTTTATGGCAAAACATAGAATTATTTACGAAAGCCATTTTGGTCCAATTCCAGATAATTGTAATGTGGAGTTTTTAGATGATGATAAAATGAATTTTGAGCCATCTAATTTAGTTTTAAGGACTAAAAAAGAAAATCTTATAATGAATACCATGCGTGATCAGTCTATTGTGAAACGTTTTTTAGGAGTTAGGGAACCGGAATTAGTTGAAAAAATTATTGCCGAAATGCCTGAAATTATTGTTTTGAAAAGGAATACCATTAAGTTAAACCAAAAAATAAATAAAAAAGAACATGCAAAATAAATTAAATCAATTTGTTGGAGAAACATTTATTTTTTCAACATTAAAATATAAAGTTGTCGAGGTAAAAATTGTGAATCAAAAAGCAATAATAAAAACGGACCGCAGGACTTTTGCTTTTTTAGAAAATGAACTGGATGACTTCATGGAATCAATCAAGTTTTTGGATGTGGAGAATTCAAAAAATATAGGTGTATCTGTTGAAAAATCTTTGGAAGTGCAAAATATATGGTCTTCAGATAATGAAGTCAAAAAAGCCGTTCAATCATCGCCTTTGCAGGCAGAAATTATCGTGGCCGAAAGTAATGCACATAAAGTTTCATGTAAGCTTATGGATGTGTTTAATTCTTTGTCAGAAAGTCCAACGGAAGAGACGTATAAAAAAGCAGCCGCAATGGTAAATGTGTCTAATTCTATCGTAGCGGTACAAATGGCTCAGATTAAGTTTTTATCGCTTAAAAAGTAGTTAAAATGTCAAAACTTACAAAACAAAATGTTCCTTATGGAATGGTGCCAAATTCTTTGCTTAATGATGATAAGATTTCATTAAAGGCAAAAGGTTTGTTTTCTTTTATGCAATCGAAACCTGATGGTTGGAACTTCTCTGTAGATAAGATTTCGTTTCAATGTAAAGAGTCAAAATCGGCTATTTCTGAAGGATTAAAAGAATTAGAATTATTTGGTTTTTTGGTAAGAAAAAAACAGCAAACAGGTAATGGTTTTATAGTTGATTATCACTTGTTTTTTGAATCAATAATCACAAAACCAATAGCTGATTTCCAATCATTGGAAATCCAATCATTGGAAAACCCAACATCGGGAAATCCAATCATTGGAAAATCGGTAAATAATAGTAAGAAAGATATAAGCAAGAAAGATATTAGTAATAAAGATATAATTGCAGAAACTGCTTTTGAATTTTTTAAAATTAATTTTCAATCTAACTACGAAGAGTTAATGATGAAATTTAAAAATCAAATTAAAGATTTTGATTATTTCATAAATATGTTTGATTCTACTTGTGAGCAGGAAAAATTGGATTATGATCAAAAAGTTATATCGGGAAGATTTAAGCGTTACGCTCACATGTGGATTTCGAAACAAAATAAATTTGAAACTCCGGTAATTGAGTTGAACGCTAACCAAAGAAAAGAAAAAATAGGAGGAATTTAATATGAGTGAAAACAACGTTCAAAACGGCAAATTACTTCCACAGGCAATAAACATTGAAGAAGGAGTTATTGGGGCAATGCTTATAGATTCTAAAGGTGTTGATGAAGTATTTTCGATAATATCTAATCCAACTATTTTCTATAATGAAAAACATAAAAATATTTTTGTTGGAATACAGAGTTTGTATAAAAATGGAAATCCAATTGATTTATTGACTGTTTCTGCTGAATTGAGAAGACTTGGATTATTAGAGTTAGCCGGTGGTGATTTTTATTTAATACAACTCACGCAAAAAATATCTTCTTCAGCTCACATAGAATTTCATTCCAGAATATTATTGCAGAAATATATGGCTCGGCAAACGATTCTGTTTTCAAATCAGATAATTGCACTAGCGTATGATGAGACAACTGATATTTTTGAATTAATGAGCCGTTGGCAAAAGGAATTCGATAACGTAGTTGATTTTAGTTCTACTGGTCGTGAAACGATGTCTTTTCCTGCTGCATTGCAAAACCTAAAAGAAGAAGTAGAATTATTGACTTCAAATAAAGAAGATGTTAAGTTAGTCGGAGTTCATACAGGCTTTCAGAGGTTAAATAAATATACTGGCGGGTATCGCAAACAGGATTTAGTAATTGTTGCAGCACGTCCCGGCATGGGTAAAACCTCGTATGTTTTAAAATGTGCTATCGAGAATTGTAAAATGGGTTACGGCGTAGGAATGATATCCCTTGAAATGAGTATCGAACAGTTAACGGCTCGTGCTGTTGCAATTGATACTAACTTTCACTTAACACAATTACTTAAAAAAGGATTTGAGCATAAAGAATACTTCACAACTTACACGCATCACCAGGAGCGAATGAAAGAGTATCCTTTTTTTGTGGATGACAGCGGTAAAACAGATATAAACGATGTTGTAATCAAGGCTAAATTATGGGTCCGTAAATATGATATAAAGCTATTGATTATTGATTATATCCAACTAATGAGTGATAGATCAGTAAAAGGAAATCGGGAGGGTGAAATATCATCTATATCAAGAAGATTGAAGCGATTAGCTAAAGAGTTGGATATTCCAATAATTGCATTGTCTCAGTTGTCTCGAGCCGTAGAAACCCGTGGTGCCAGTAAACGACCAATGTTATCTGATTTACGTGAGAGTGGAGCAATTGAGCAGGATGCTGATATAGTACAATTCTTGTACCGTCCGGAGTATTACAAGATTGATATTGATATTGAAGATTATGATGTAGAATCGCAGGTATTAATTGCAGCAGGTGCTAATGCCGAAGTGATCTTTGCGAAATATCGTGGTGGTTCAACTAATACAGCGATGTTAAGGTGGGTTGGTGATAAGACAAAATTTATTGATGTAGAAGATGCAAAGGATATTGTACAGGAATTGGAGTCGTACGATGATAAGCCACTGCCTAAAGTTAGTCCAGGTGAAGCGTTTGATTGGGATGTTGAAGAAGTTGAAGAAGGAAGTGATATTGATTTTTAATTATGGCAAGCAAACCAAACAAAGTAACAAGGAGCTGGGTTCCGGAACGTGTAGCGTTCGAGCGAGATAATAAGAATGATAAGTTCTATAACTCATGGCCTTGGAGAAAAGCAAGGAAAGCTTTTAAGTTAAAGAATCCTTTGTGTAAACATTGTGAAGAACGTGGAGAAGTTACGCCTGCAAAAGTTGTGGATCACATCGTGCCTATCAAAGCAGGTGGAGAACCGCTAAAAGAAAGTAATTTTCAATGTTTATGCGATAAATGTCACAACATTAAGTCTGCGAACGAAAGCAGGGGATATGGGGTAAAATCACTGGGTATC